GTCAAGCCGCGAATCGGGCGTGTCGTGCGCATGGCCTACGAAGCACCGCTCAATGCAATGGTCGTGGTCATCGAAAGCCCCGACCTTCAGCCCGTTGAGCCCGGCAAGGTGCTTCCCAACGTGAGCGGGGATGTCCAATTCGAGGAGTTGGACGGTGCCGAGTAAGTTTTACAAAGACATTGACCCGGCACGGCACGATGCGTTTTTGCATCAAGAGGACGTGCGCCGGGCGCGCAACCGCGCGGTGGGTTCGGACCCCGTGCTCGTGTGCGAGCAATGCGGACATCAGGTGAGAGAGTCCGAGCGGCAGCGGCAGGGACTTACGTGCTGCCCGCGTTGCCACGGCACAGCCTGCCGCGTCCACAATCTGCCCTACAATCTTGCCATTCGGCCCCCGGCGCGACCCGATGTGAACACCATTTTGGCCCAAGAGCAACAGGCCATGCGGAGAATGGGGAGGAGATAGGATGCCCTACAACATCCGGAAAACGAAAGGCGGCTACGTGATTTACCACCGCGGCGGCGGCCGGGCAGTCAAAAAGACCTACAGGTCAAAGAAAGAGGCCAAGCGGGTCGCCCGCTTGAGGATGTACTACGCAGGGGAGAAATAACATGGCGCGCAATCGAAGAGGCAAACGGGACGGCACGGGGCCGCACAAGGACAGCTACCAGCGCCGCAAGCACGGCAAGGGCAAGCGGCGCATGAAGGGCATAAAATGCCCGAGGCGCTGAACGACGAGGAGCGCAGCCGGCTTGCCTCTCGCTTCAAGATGCAGTTCTTGCCGCGGCTGGATGCGAGCTTCATCCGCGCGCACGAGGAGGGCGCGGCTGCAAACGCGCGCCAGAGCCGGTTCGCGCTCGAAGTCGTGGACTGGTTTGAGAAGCACATGAGGACGCAAGACGATGGGAAAGACGCTTAAGCTCTACGGGCTGCCACGGTCGGCCACTACTGTAGGCAAGTGGCTGATCCGGCAGAACCTTGACGTTGCCGTACTGGCGAGCGTCGGTGGCTCCAAGCACGGGCCGTACTGTCTCATGGAACTTGGCATCAACGTGGACGGCATAGTGCTTGTAACCAAAAATCCCTACGCATGGCTGTGGTCGGTATTCAAGTGGGCAAAGACGAAAAAGAAAAAGTACCAATGCCCCAAGAACTTCCACGCCATGCTGCGCAGCCCCATTGTCTCGCCGAATCCGGGCTACCGGGACAAGTACCACAATCCCGTGGTGTGGTTCAACATGATGAACTATCACTGGCTTTCCGTCCAGCGCGAGCCGCTTGTGGTGCTGCGCCATGAGGACATTGTGCTGACCCCGGTAAAAGCGCTCCAAGCCGTTGCCGCCAAGTTTGGCCTTGCGTGGCGCGGCAAGTTTAAACCAGCAAAAAAGGTCGTGCGCGCGAGCGCGGCTTTGGGCAAAGACGCCGAGGGCGATTGGGACTCGGCCGAACGCGCCGAGAACTTTGCCCGCGAGTTTTACGTCAAGAAGCAGTACATGGCGAACTTCAAGCCCAAAGACATCAAGCACGTCAACGCATGGCTGGATAAGGACGTGATGGAGCGCCTGGGCTACACCTTGGAGAAAGGCAAATGAAGGCAACACCGCAGGAGGCAAAGTGGGCTGGCCCCAAGGGTGTGAAGTACGCCGAAACGTACTTCTACACGCTGGAGCAGCTTGACCGCAAGTGGCAGAAGGCTGTGTCGGGCGTACCGCGGTCCCAAATGAACCGCGCGTTTCTCAGGCGTGTCCCCAAGGACAGTTCAATTCTGGAGGTCGGATGCAACGTTGGAAATCAACTAGCCATGCTCAGGGACCAGGGCTACGACGACCTGAGCGGGATAGAACTGTGCAAGGCCGCGGTTCGGAGCGTGCGCAAAAACCGCCCTTGGATCAAGGTCAAAAGAGGCAACGCCTGTCGGCTGCCCTACGCAGACGACTCGTTTGATCTTGTTATGACGACGTGGGTGCTTACGCACATTAACCCGCGCAAGCTGCACACGGCCGTACGCGAGATTATTAGGGTGTCAAAGCGCTTCATCTGGGGCTGCGAGCCGCACAGGTCTGGCATGAAACCAAAGGAGAGCGTGCCCAAGCGCCAGTACCTCTGGCGCGCGAATTTCAAAAAGCTCTTTATGACGCTGTGCCCCGAACTCAAACTTGTCAAGTCCAAGCTCTACCACTGCCGCCAGAGGAGCGAAATGTACCTGCTGGAGAAGCGGAAATGAGGATGTGCATTGTCGGCAACGGGCCAAGCGCGCGCGAATATCGCAAGGAGATAGACAAGTGCGATTTCGTGGTGCGGCTCAATGCTTTTCCGCCCGGCAAATTCGGGCGCAAGTGGAATGCCTGGGCATCGTCGTTCTCGCCCTGGAGCCACATGCAACCGGAAGCCATCCGCTACAAGCTCTTTGACCTCATGCCGAAGAACCTCCAAGTGTGGGTAATAGGTAGCCCGCCGGCAAAATGGGGGTACGCGCAGTACCGGGCCGGGAACAAGAGCATAAAGCTGTCGCCCCCCGGCTGGACGCCTATGACCTTTTCGGCCCGCAATGTGGGCGTAGAGATCGGCCGTTGGACCGGGGCCTACATCCGGACGGTGGACCGTTCGCGCCGCTTCAGCCCATCGACCGGCTTTCAGGTTCTCGCCTACGCCCTTACCTTGCAGCCCAAGGAACTTATTGTTGTGGGGTTTGATGCCATTGCCGAGGGCCAACCGGGCTGGGGCGACGCGTGGAACCCGCGTTTCGGACCCGCCGCAAGCGTCGGGCACAACTTCCCCGTAGAGAAGCGCGTCATGCAGGAATGGCTGAAAACGCGCAGCTTTTGCGGGCGCAGTTTTCGCCGCACAAAGCCGACGTGGTGGCGGCTCAAGAAACATGTCCCCATGCCCGTGGTACGCGCCGTTCGGCAGGAAACCGAGAGTGGATTCCAATACGACATGCAGTTAAAGGCCGCGAACGGCTGGCCCTCCATTGGCGTGTTTTCGGTCACGCCGGGGGGAGAAGTCACCATTTTTGTCCGCAAGCAATTCCGCGGACGCCATCTCAGCGCTACGCTTGTGCACGCGGGCACAAGGGCCATTGAGGCCGATGCGCCGAAGCTGGCCATTACGGCCTTTATCCCGCCTGACCATCCTTCCGCCCAACGCGCGTTTGAACGTGCCGGCTGGCTGGGCAGAAGGAAAAAGGCCAAGGGCCAGAGGCCCCGCGTGCTCGTTAAGAGAAATGGCAAAACGTTTATCAAGTACACGCCGGATTCCCGATTTTGGCGCGCTGCGGGCAAGCGAGCGAAAAAGGCGCGTAAGAAGCGCAGGCCGAGAGGGTATCTTGGGCGGCGCATGTGGAAGATTCGAGAGACAGACGCCAGAAGGAAAAAAATCGGCGTGCGGGTTGTGGAACCGCGGCCGCTGCCGGGCCGCACGAAGCACAAGCGCGGTGTGCCCCAGCGAGTCTACGCGGTTGGACACCACGAGCGGATTCGCCAAAAGGTATCCCGCACACAGCGGAAGAAGAGGCGTGCATGAGGCATACGGCCGCGCGCAGACGACACGCCATGAGGCTGATGAACCGGCGAAGCCGGGGGCGTCCGCAGCTAGGTCGGCGCTCTACGATGCCGCATCGCAGGCGCGGACCCGCGACGATTAGATGCCGGGGGGCGCGGGTCTGCATCGTGGGGAACGGCCCGAGCGCGGACGGCAAGGGCGCGGAAATCGACGCCTACGATTTTGTCGTGCGCACGTCCGTTTTCCAACGGGCCGTAAAAGGCGCGGGCAAGAAGCTCAATGCGTGGTGCTGGAACGGCAATCCCAAGACTTGCCCCGGACTGGTCACGGCACCCAAGGGCAATTACGAAACGTGGTGGTCGGTCCATGCAAGCTACCGCACGCTGTACAAAAAGTTTCTCAAGCACGCGCGCAAGGTTGCAAAAGGTCACGGCCCCGTGCAAGTCATGTCGGAACGACTCTGGCACGAGCTAAAGCGGACTGTGCGCTGTCACCCCAGCACAGGACTCTCAGCCATAGGTTATGCCCTGGAACGCTTCAAGCCCAAGGTGCTTGCCCTTTACGGGTTTGACGCCACGATTCGAGGAGAGCCGAACTTTCGTGACGCGCATCCCGTGGTCCCGTGGCGCGTGGCAAAGGCCGGCCATGTTTGCGGCCACAACCTCAAGCTGGAAAAGCAACTGATTGGCGCGCTCATGCGCGATGGCGGCTGGCTTGGTAAACGGTGGGGAACGAAAGTCGTGTGGCCTGCGAAGCCGAGGAGCGTCAAGTGAACGTCCTCCACGTCTCGCGCACGCCCGTTGCCGGCGTTCCGTACATTGTGCGGGACCTTATGAACACGTATTTGCCAGACGTACTGGCAAAGACGCTGGCGCCCCCGTGCAAGTATGGCGACGGGCGCAGGTGGCCGCACGAGCCCGATTCCGACTACAGGCGCGGCGATAAGGGACTCATCAAGTGGGCCGACGTGCTCGTGCTGCACAATGGCTCGCTGCCGCCCGGTGGGGATCAGGGCAAACCCATGCTGGCGTACTATCAGTCGGAGCCTTGGCACGTGAACAGGAGCTTGGAGCAGCAGGGAGTGCCTGCCTACACGCTCGCGCAGTACCACGCGACGCTCTACGATTTGCCCATCATTCCCAACATGGTGGACATCAACCGGGACATTTTCAAGCCACGGAGTCGCCGTCCGAATCCTACAAGCAGAGTCCTCATAGGCTATTCGCCGTCCACGCGACGTGAAAAAACGAAACAAAATCCGTGGAACAGCAAGGGCTATACCCCCACAATGGCCGCGCTAAAGCAACTGTCAGAATTCGCGGAGATTCGGGTCTTTGAGGGTATTCCGTGGCGAGAGTGCATGGAGAAGCGCGGCGAGTGCCATGTGGTCATTGACGAGGTTGTCACGGGCTCCTACCACAGATGCACCTTGGAGGCGTCCAGCCAAGGTCAGGTTGTCGTCAACGGCCTCTCTCAAGCCGTGCGCGACGTGGTGGCAAAAGTAACTGGAACGCAGGAGGTCCCGTGGATTGTCACCTCTCCCGGCAAGCTGCCGCAGGTACTACACAAACTCATAGAAACACCCAACAAGCTGGCCGACATGGGTGCCCGAACCCGACAGTGGATGCTTGAGCATTGGGAGCCGAAATCTCTCTTGGAGAGGTTCTGGCTTCCTGCGCTCGACGCGGCCAAGGCGCTGCCGTCCAAGCCGCGAAAGACGGTGCCCATGCGTGGCGGGATGCCACAGCGAAACCGCGTGCAGCCCCACTCTAAGATTCACAAGAATGCGGTCATCCGCCAGCGCACATCCAGGCACATGGCGCTACCCACGCGCGGACCCGCGCAACTTGTCGTTGGCCCCAACATCCACGGCGCATCCGAGCTAAAGGGCGCGCTCAAAGGACGGCCCTGCATTATTTTTGGAAATAGCTCGTCCCTTAACCGCATGGACCTGGAAAAAATGAAAGCGTTTGCCACCATTGGCTGCAACCGGATTTTGCGCCTATTTGAGCCCGACTACTACATTTGCGTGGACCGCGATCCTTACCGGCAGGACATCAAGCTCATTGAGAAGTACAAGGGCGTGCGCGTGCTGTCAAGCACCATGTACGACGAGCGGGTCATCTGCAACAGGGTACCGCTCCAGCCGCTACCGGCGTTTGAGTTTTACACCTTCCGCGCTGCCACAATGGCGCGGCGGCAGCTTCTCGGCCGGGACGCGCTCATCGAGGAGAATTGGGAGCGGCCGGTTCCCAGCGCCAGCAACATTTCGTGGCCGATGTTCCAGCTTGCCATCATGCTGGGTGCAAATCCCATTGGCATTGCGGGCATCGACCTGACCTGGAAGAGCAAGTCGCAAAGCCACTTTTTCGGCAACGGCGAGAAGGAGGGCGCTTTCGAGGTCAGCACGTCTTTCCTCCAGCGCGTGTTTCAGAAGGGAGCGGTCTGGTGCCATGAAAAGGGCATCAAGGTTTTTAACCTCTCGCCGGAAGGGGCACTCAATGCGTTCGAGCGCACAACGGAGATTGAATTCCATCGACGCTTTGCGGAATACGCGGACGGGAACCGTGTATGTCCTGGGCAACTCCTGGAGCTTGAATCTGATCCGGCCGGAGCCTTTTTCTCAAATCCCAACCATCGGAATCAATCGCGCGCTCCGGTGGTCGCCAAACCTCGAAATGGTCATCATCACCGACAAGGACGTGCTTCGGGAAGAGTGCCACCGAATACTGGCCGCAGGCGCGCGGCTGCTTCTCTACAAAGCGCTCGGCGCTCTGTGGAACAGCCTCGTCGGAGACAAAAACACTAATGCCTACCTGTGGAGACTGCAAGGGCCGATGGACACGCGCAGAATGCCGAGCCGGAGAGACACGCCAAGGCACACGTTTGTGCGCACGGGTAACACCGCAACCTACGCATTTGAAGCCGCTGCACTCATGGGGTTCACAGAAATCCGGATACTCGGTATTGACTTCTCGTTCGACAGACCGCAAACTCACTTCTGGGGGCGGCACACCAAGGGCAAGGCTGCCGCAGACGACAGGCAGAGGGCGCGGCTCATCGAAAAAGATGTCAGAGGATTCAGGACGGTCTACGACAACCTCACACACCGGGGAGTCCGCATCGTGAATGAATCGCCGGTTGACGGCCCGCTGGACGCATTCATTCCAAAGGAGAGGTCAAAATGGCTGAAGACGTGAAGGAAGTCCAGGAAATCCCCAACGAGGCAGATAACCTCGCCGGGCAGAGCGCGCCGCGGGACGAGCGCATAAAAACCGACGTGCTCTCACAGGTCCGCCGCATCGTGCAAAACCGCACGGTGTTCCACAACAAGTGGGTCGTCATTGACCGCTTGTGGCGCGGCGATCCCATGTCGCGTTTCTACCCAGACGAGCAGCAGACGCACATCCCGGAGCCCTACAAGGTCGTGCAGGCGGCAACGCCGCGCGTGCTCACGGCCCTTTTCCCGGATGAGGACTGGTTCCGCGTCTGGCCGATGGGTCCATCAAGCGTGGACCCGACAGGGGCAAAAATGCTCGTGCGGGAGCAGCTTGACGACGGCCGGTTCTACCAGCGAATCCAGCAGTTCGTGCAAGGCGTCTGCAAATACGGCGACGGCTTTGCGAAGGCACCGTGGGTCCAGGAGCGACGCAAGCTGAGGACAAAGCAGGCTAAGGAAGAGCCGCGCTACGCGAACGGAACGCCGGTCGAGACGGTCGAAAAGAGCATTGAGGAAAAGGAAATAGTAATCAACAAGGACCGCACGGAATTCGACAACCTGTCCATTTTCGATTTCGTCTTTGACTGGCGGTTCGAGAGCATTCATGCCGCACCGGGTTGTGGCGACATCTCGCGCCAGAACATCGAGTACATCGAGGACATGATTGAGCAGGGCTACTGGCGCGACGTGAGCGCAGAGGAACTTGAAGAACTCAAAAAGGCCGATGTGCGCCAGCCCATAGAGCTTGCGGGCAAGGACCTCCAGCGGAACGCGACACTCAGCAATCAAATGCCCATCAAGCCCGAAGATGACGTAAAGGTGCTGGACTGGTGGGGCCTCATAGAAATCGAGGACGGCAAGCGCGTCGAGGGTCAGGTGATGATGATCCTCAGCGACTCGCTTGAAAACGGCATTATCGTGCGAATTGCCGTGAACAACCAGTGGCACGGACACCGGCCATACCTGCATGGCCGCTGGGAGCTTGTAGAGGGAGAGGGCTACAGCATTGGGCTTATCGAGCCCATTGTGCGCCTGTGCATTGACCTCAACGACAACCAGAACGTTGTAAACGCCGCCGCTGCGCTGATTCCCAATCCTATGTACAAGGTCGGCGACGACATGGACGTGTACGACGAGCAGATTATTGCGTCTCCTGGGCGCGTGTTTAGGGGCCGCGACGTGGGGCAGTTCCAGCCTCTTGTGCAGCCTGACATGACACAGGTGGCGCGGCTGAGCAAGGAGGATATCCGCAGGGACATCGACGAAACGACGGGCCTGCCGCGCAGCTTCTACGGCGGCGGCGAAAAGGCCGACACGGCTACTGAATTCATGGGCAAGACCCGCGAGGCGAACCTGATATTGCGAGATCGGGTAAAAAACCTCTCGCGCAACGTGCTGCGCCTGTTCCTCGAAATGTGCCTCTACAATAACCAGCAATTCCTGGACGAGGAGCGGCCCGTACTCATTACCGGGCACGCGCAAGACTATAGCACGTATCTCGTCACGCCAGACAAGTTGCGGGGCATGGCGCGCGTCTCTATTAAGCTCACCCCGCAGATTGAGCTTATGGGGATGCGGGGCCAAATGATGAACAACTTTATGCAGACGTTGGCCGCGCTTGGTCCGCTGTCCGGACAGGAGCCCTTCCGAACGCTGCTTAAGATGGTGTGGCGCAACGAGTTCGGCTATGAGGAGATTGACGAGGTGTTCCCGCCGACGCTTGCGGACATGAAGGTCACGCAGACGCAGGAAAATCTCCTCATGGAGAAGGGCATCGAGGTCAGGGTCGAGAAGTGGCACCCGCACTTGGAGCACATGCGGGACGTCTCGGGCTACATGGCCACGCCATACTTTGCGAAGCTGCCTGAAGAGAAGCAGTCCATCTTCCGCGCGCACTTCCAGAATCACAACATGTACGCCAAACTACAGCAGGAGAGCCAAGCGCAGGAGCTTGGCATGGCTCCTGGCGGCGGCATGGGCACGCCCGGAGCGCCCCCGACCCCGCAGCTTCCCGGCAACCTCAGCGGGAATGAACTCGGGCGAGAGGCGCAGGGCCAGATACAGGGGGTCTAAATGACGCTAGACGCGCGTAAAATGGGGCACGTCCGGTCAGTGCCAGACATGGCCGCAAAAGAACAGGTCAAGGCGCAGGAGATCGCGCGCCTGCAATCCCTCTTGGACGAACTCAGCGACCATGCAATGCTGATTTCGTCGGACCTTTGGGGCGAAGTTGTAAAATTTCTTAACAAACGAGAAATCAAAGCGCTCGATGCGCTGGCGCATGGCAGCGACGAGCGGGAGCTATTCAGGCTCCAAGGCGAAATCCGCGTTTACAAGTACCTTATGCGGCAGGAACAGGATTTGGCCAACGCCAAAGCGGCCTACGAAGCGCGCATAAAGGTACTCAAAGGCAAGCAGGCATGAGACTTTCTGTAGAATCATGCACAATTTTTGTGCAGAAATTTCTTGACGATGCACAAAAGTTGTGCAACACTTTAACCGAAGGGAGGATTTGTGAGTGAAATCCGCGATCAACTGAGGGCGCGACTGACACCGGCCGAGCCGGAGCCCGAACCGGCACCGTCAGAACCAGAGCCCGCAGAAACGCCGCAGCCGGAACCCGCACCCGAGGAGCCCACACCCGAGCCTGCTCCGGACGCGGAGCCGGCTCCTGCGGCTCCTCCGGCTCCAGCCGCGCCAGCGCAGACAGATGAGGAGAAAGCCGCCCTGAGGAACGAGCTTACCGCAATGCAGGCGCGAATCGATCAAATGCAGCCAGAACTTGAGCAGCACCGCACTCTCGCCCGAGAGCGAGATGCGCTTTCTGTTGACATGCCGACAAAGGAGGAATGGGCCGAGGACCCGGCAAAGGCGACGGAGCGGTACCATCGCAACATGACGGAGGCATTTGCCCGAAGGATGGCCCAGAGTGAGATGTCCATGCAACGTATGGGCGCTGACGTCTGGGAGTCGAGAAAGGGAGCCGCGGAGAACGCTGTTCTCCAGAAGTATCCCGGCATCGATATGGAGAAGTATCGCCCCTCTTTCGAGGCATACATGGCTCGCAACCCTAATTCTTCGCCTTTCGAGGCGATCAAAGCAGTTGCGAACCCGGCCGACCTGATTGCGAGAAAGGAGCCCGCTCCCATGACCCCTGCGCCGAAGTCCGCGGCAGCCCCAAAGTCCGGTCGCGCCGTGCGTACCGGAGCATCCATCAGGAAATCGACTGCGCCGAACTCATCGGCCCTGCTCCAGAATGCCGAGCGCGCTCGGCAGGAAGGCGACACGCGCGGGCACAAGCAGGGACTCCGAAGCGCACTCGAGGCGCGTTTGAAGGAGACTGGCAACCTCATCAAATAGTCCCACAACGCGCTGACACCAAGGAGAGACACCGTGGGAAACTACATCCGCAACTGCGACATCCTGAGCACGTTCGATGTCGGGGCTGCGGGAGGCAACCGGGAGGACCTGCTCGATTTAATCGTCAACATCGCGCCGGATACCACCCCGTTCTGGTCGGGCTTCCAGAAAACGACCATGCGGGCCGTTCGGCACGACTGGCTGGTGGACAACCTCTTCCAGCCCGGCGATCCTGACCGCGGCGTTCTGGACGTTCACCACACGCCGGAGTCGAGCGATGCGTGCTTCCCCGAGCTTCCCGTGCGCTGCCGCCTCGACAACACGGTCCACATCTTCCGCAAGACAGGAGATGTCTCGGACCTCCAGCGGGCCGTGAGGACCGCCGGGGTGCCCGACGAGTATCTCTATCAGGTCGAGCGGGCGATGAAGGAATGGGCGATGCTCGTTGAGTACGGCCTGATCTACTCCGAATCGAGCTTCCAGGTCGCCCAGCAGTGTCCGGGCGATTGCGCCCCCTCACCGGCCGGCGTTCCCGCAATGGACGGGATGCGTAGGGCCGCGCAGTGGACCACGGCGGATTTCAACTGCCTCACCGCCGACATGCAGGGCACCGTGCTGGATTACACCACGTCGCCCTGCCAGGACCTCGACCCCATCCTTCTCGACCACCTGAACCAACTCATGTGGCAGAAGGGTGCCGAGGCCAAGAACATCTGGGTCAACGCGACCCTGAAGCGCAGGATCAGCCAGTTCTACCTGCGCGGGCATACGGCGCTTTCGCAGTCCGATGCCAAGAAGCTCGTAAACGCCATTGACGTTTACGAGTCGGACTTCGGCGTTCGCAGAATCAACCTGCACCGGATGATTCGGGACTCGGAACTGCTGATGACGGATGACGAGTACCTTGCCGTCTCCATCATGCAGCCGGTCAAGCAGGAGATTCTGGCGCGCATCGGCAACAGCACCAAGTTCATGATCGAGGGTTCGCTGTCGGGAGAGTGGCGTTCCCCGGCGGCGCTTGGCTGGATTTTCGGTCTGTGCGAGGACATTCCGTACTGCGGGCCGTGCGATACGTCTGATTCGCCGTACACGCCTGCCTTGCCGGCCACGCCGACTCCGATCAACCTGCCGACCGCGCCGCAGGATGCCTGCACCATCTGCTAAACGGGCAGCAGGAGCGGCAACTAAGGGGGTGCCGACCGCCGAGTGCGGCGGCACCCCTTGCCGTATGGGAGGCCGTCATGTACATCATTACCCACCGCAACAGGCGCGAGCGCAAACCTGTCCAGAACACCGAACTGCACCGCACCAATCCTGCCCAGCGTCATGCCGAGATTAACCGCAGCCTGAACGAGCAGCGGCGGAATCTGCACCGGCGAGACGGCATGTCCAAGGACGGCCGTGGCCGCCTGGTCGCGTCAATCCCGGCAGAAGTCATCCGAGAGGTTCGGCGCAATGACGGGGCCGCAGCCGTGCAGGACACGAAATACCTCATCCGTCGCGCCGAGGAGCTAGGCCATCCCGTCCGGATGGGCCGCTCCAAGCGAAGGAGATAGGCCGTGAAAAGCTGCTCGGACCTCTTTCGGTACGACGACGGCTACCTCGCGTCGGACGATTGGCTCATTGTCGCTGGCGCTGTCTGGGTCGAGGACAACGCCGCTGGGCTTGGGGGCGCTGCCAATCAGGCAATCGCCCTGCGCGCCCAGACCATAGACTCCCGCGAGCACCTTGTGCGCACGCGCTTCACGTTTGAGAATGCAAACGATACGCCCTACGTGGGGCTGCTGCTGCGCGCGGAGTATGACACGACGGGTTCGCCGTCTTTCGTTCGCCGGGCCTATTTAGTGACAATTTCAGGTGCCGGCAACATCCGTGTCTACTCGCTGCTCATGGGAGTGGCCGAGCCGCTGCTAATTGGCTCTGGCTCCATTGACCTGAGCGTGGGGGCCGACGAGGGGCACACGCTCATTGCCAAGGTCCGCGACGGGCTGCATTGCGTCCAAGAAGTCACCGACATTTTGGTGTACGTGGACGATCAGGTTTCGCCCGCGCTGGTGGTGCGCGACGCGAGAACGAGCCGGCCGGAGGGCCTTTATGTCGGCTTTGACATTGCCGACACGGAAGGCGCGGAGTCTGTTGCCCTTGGCGAGTTTTACGCGCACGTCCTGCGAAGCTCGGTTGTCAAAAACCCGCAGCCGGTGCCGGAACTGAAAAACTTTGGCGACATCCAGTACGAGTTGGGCTACAGGCTCGACCGTGACGGCGACAGCCAGACCGATGTTAACATTCGCAGGGAACTCATCAACTACGCGCACCAGGAGGTGTGGCGCGAGCAGGTGTGGCGCTGGGCCTTCCGCGTGTTCTATTTCTACACGCAGGCGGGACTCAGGCGTTACGAAATGCCGGCCTACGTCGGGCTGGAGTACGATGTCGTCGAGACGAGCAACGGCATTCAGATCGGCAAGCAGACACGCCAGGACATGCGCCGCGTAGACCCTGGGCAGACTAGGAGTGGGACGCCAACCGGGTACACGATTCTCGGCTACGGCGACTTGGGGGGGCTTGTCCTGGAGCTTAACCGCACGCCGCAGGGCCAGTGCCTCATGGAGCTTCCGTACTACGCCAAGCCAATACCCATGATTGAGGACACGGACATCCCCATCATCCCGCCGGAGTTCAACGAAATTCTGCTGTGGGGCTCGCTCCGGCGCGGGGCCATGCTCGCGGGCCTTAAGGACCTGTACGCTCAGGCCGCTGGCGAATACTCCAAAATGATGGCCGACATGATACGCGCGGAGCATAGGACGCTCAAGGGGCTGACGCGGATGCGGAGCGCAATCCGGCTAGACCGCACGCGCGTTGTTGCGAGCCGTGGGCCGGTGACACAAGCGGAGGCACTTGGCTTCTGATGCCGCGCACGCTAGAATACGCGGGGCTCGTCCAATCTGCCGGCGTGACTCGGCTTGGGCTCGCGCGCGCTCGTATTGCGCGCAACGTGGATGTCTACCCCAAGCACACGATTACCAAGCGGCCCGGCTACCGGAGATGGATGGACGTGGACATGGGCCGCAGGGTTGTCTGCGCGTTTACCATAGACGACAAGGCGCTCATCATCGGCGGCGACGTGGACGAGGAAGATGCCTGACGACATCCGCGAGCTACGACATCCTGACTT